ACTGTTTTCACCTGGGGCGCGTTTCATCATGCCGGCCATAGATTCGGAAGCTCGCAGAATGGCTACCAGAGCCTTAGATGGAATTTCCTCTCACGAAAAGCTCTGCACCGAGAGATGGAATCAAACGCGCATAATCATGGGCGATATCAAACGGATAGTGGCTTGGGGAACCTGCGGGTTAATTGGTAGCATGGGAACTCTGATTGCGTGGCTGGCCACACATCCGGGGCATTATTAATCGCTCCTCGGTTACGGGAAATTGCACTGGACAAATTCAACTCGGCCATCGGGGTGAACGAACTTCATCATGCCGAGTGGCACGGTATCGTCAGCGACAATCTTGATGCCGGACGGAGGCGCAGGAGGCACCGGAGCAAACTGTTTCGCCGGGTCAGCTAAAAGCGCCATCACTTCGTCCGTTCGCATGCCTTGGGGATAGACCGTTTGGAAAGCGCCGGTTTCCAAGTCCTGAAAGTAAAGGCAAACGGTGTAGCGTGATGGCATTTCGGCCCCCTTATGGAATTATTCTTAATGCGTCAGACAGAGCACCGCGCGCGCTGCGCATCGAGTCTTCAAGCTGCCTAATGACGCGCACCATCATGCGAACATCCTCGTAGAGCAACTTTGGTGGCGACCACCGGCCGGTCGCTTCCCAACGCTGAACGGACAGTTCCAATTCTCGAAGACGCTCTCTCGTCTTCCATTCCGTATTTTCTACTGTTGTGACCTCAGCGCCCAAAGACCGCTCGCTATGTGTTGGGGGTTGCAGAAAGCTCTTTGACCCGGCGATAGATCGAAAGCTCGCAGCCGCCGCCCATTACAATACCGTTGGCGAACAACCCGTGCGTCATCCGCTTGCCACAGCCGCAATGGCATTTTCGCATCCGCATAGAGCGCGACTTCAACGGCTCGACGTACGCGACATGCTCATGGATAGAAGCGCGGCTTCCCCATTCGTCCGTTCCGCCTCGAAGAGCCGCCTTGAGAGCGGGTTGAGATAGCTTGTTCAGGTCCACGGCCATGGGCTCCTATTTTGGTTTCTCATCGCGCCCATCGAAATGGTCTTCGATGTATTTTGCGATAAATTCCAGAACGCTTGGCAGTCCGCCATCCAGCGGGCGACCATGCTTTCGAATGTCGGCAGAGTAGGAGCGGAGCACAGCGCGACGAAATGTTCTTGCTTGATGTCGGATACTTCTTTGTTCATCCATGGTTCCAATTATCGTTTAGCTGTTTTGAGTTGAACAACATTTTCCGCAACAAATTCTGGATGCTGCTTCCGCATGTGCGTGGACATGTTGGAGAAGCTCCGCGAACAGCACGGACATGTTCCGGCCGATGCACGCTTCTTGAGTTTCTTTATCTGCTTGGTCTGCGCGGCAAGCTCATCGTCTTTCTGTGCGGCCTGCTGGGCCAGTCGGTCACGCTCACGACGCAACTTGGCCAACTCTTCCTGGTCTGCGCCATTCTTCCAGCCGCGAGAATGGCCGTTGGGGCAAGTCCAGAACCCACCTTCACGGCGCGCGGCGTCGTACATCGAAGTCGGGATCGCGTGGAGAATGCCACAACTGCCGCATTGTATTTCTGTCAGCATAACTATCCCCACGATGCGCTCCCCTACGATCTCTGTTTGCAGCAAGTGACGGCGACGCCCTTGAGCGGATGATCGTCCCAAGCGTTTGAGGCTTTAGCGAAGTCTCGCAGCGCCTCGATCTGGCCAGGCGTCGTGGCATACTCGCAAAAAGCCGCGTAGAGGTCATCCGCAGCGGACACATAGGCCAGAAGGTTTTTATCCACGCGTGGCTCTCGGCGACCAAGCCGGGCGCGGAGTGCTTGGAAAAGATTTTCCTTCATCGGCGCAACGCCCATGCGCATCTTCAAGGCCGCCCAATTTCGGACGACAATGAAATCCTCCACAATCAACCGAAGATCGGCGTCGGTTAGGTCGGCACCGCGCGATATGGGGACGATTTTCTCGACTGGCGCGTCGGACATGTTCTTGGGCTCCGATTCAGTTGGTGGTTGCAGGAGGGTGGTCAACGCCTGGATAGCCCAGTGCGCCATAGACTGACGCCAAGACCATGCCGGTGTTAGGCGTCGCCTCGCCGCTTAGAACGTTGAATATCGCTTGGCGAACTTTCTCGATTTGCCCCGAGGCTACCACCTGCCGCCGGTTCCAAAGAGCGACAGCGACATGACGGCTGTAGTTCGCGATCTGCTGAATTTCGCAAATGTTGCAGCTGACGAACCAGTCATCGTCATCGCCAAGATTGTCTAGCGTCAGGTCAGCGCACCCGCAGAACGGGCATGGCATCAACTGATGTTCGTGGGCGCGATTGTTGGCCGGCATGCTGGGCTCCACGGTTAAATGGGTTGCATCGCCCTGCGGGCGATATGGATGATGGCGTCATAGCCGCCCTCAAAATCGGCGTCGTCATATTCCTGCTCGCCTTCGGCCCTCAATTCATCTGTGGTATTTTGCGTGGCGATGTTTTTCAGAGTAGCGCGCAGATCGGCCACTAATTCGTCAATCGCTTTACCTTTCGCACCGGCATAGTCGGTGATGCCGAGCGCCTTCCATACGCGCGCGACAATTGCCGCTTGCGCATCCCGCATTTCCATCATGGCGACGTAGCCGAGGCACGGGCCTTCGCCTCCATCTGGTTCCATACATGCTGGGTTCTGCATATGGCGCTCCTCAGATTTTTTTGCCGCAATGAGGGCAAATGT